TTACAGGTTCTGTTGACGCCATTCTTTGACCATCTCCTTCGAGACCTCCTTCTTGTAACAGATAGGTGAATACCCTCCGGCTTTACTCCAAGCGCTGCGGCGCCCGCATGAACTCCCGTTCCTTGCCGCGTTGAATGGACAAGCACAGGTACCGGGGTGAGACGATATAGAGTCGTCGATAATTCTTTGCTTAACTTGGTCATCAGTTAACTGATTCGATTTGGCGATAGCCATATCTGAAACAAAGACGAAAGCGGCAGCGAGTATGGAAACAGCAAATAATTTGATGCTCATTTGGCTCTCTCCGAGCGGTAGGTGAACATCCAAGGTATTCGTTGAAACATTGGTCAACATTGATCTTTCGCAACGACATGCTGCGCCCTGTTAGAAAAGGTAGGTCAACGATGAGCCTTACTTTTACACTCAAGAAAGCGCTTAAAACAGGAGATAGCAGTGGGGAAAGAATCAGAACCACAAATCATAGAGTTAATCGTCTACCCAGGGAAATGGGTTGCGGAGGAGCAATTAATAGCACTGAAGGGAATCAAAAAAGGGACGTTGAAAAAGGCACGAGAAAACACGTTCATGGAGGGAAGAGAGTACAAGCATGTGGCATTCGATGGAAAACCTTGGGATAACAGCCCGTGCTTTTATAACATTGACGAAATTGATCGATGGATTGAACGACAGTCCATTGCTCGGCCCCGGCGATATAGATAAGTCTCCGAAAAGTTAGTTTTTCGGTGGATACCAGCCTGGATACCTCACGTTTGGATACCATCTCGCGAAGCTAAAGAGCCAGCTTTACATCCGGGATATTCCCGGATGTACGGGCCCGGAAATTTAATACGCCCGATCGCCACTATAGTATGCAGCGCCAACCACGACGCACGTTTGCCAATCAGCGCAATCAAAATCCGTATCAAACAGTACAAATTTAGCACTCATCTTTTTTGGATGCCTCCGCTAAGCATTCAGCCTTAGACCATCACTGGAGCTGCTCTTTCGGTTGTCGGTAGTTTCCAAATTTCCAAAGCATTCCAAAATTCATGACCACCAGCACGGCGCATCAAAAGTGAGCATGGATATAAAAAATGACAAACCAGCCTGCAACTCAACCGTATAACAGTGTTATACAGTGGTATACTGTATAGACCGAAAACACTGATATGGTGGCCCCTCATGAGCAAATCCAATCTGGTGGCGTTCCGCGTCCCGGCAGACCTTCAGAACACATTTAATCAGGCTGTAGCAGCTTCTGGCGGCGACAGAACGGCGTGGCTACTCGATGCCCTACGCAGCAAACTGAACCAGCCAGAAAGCAACCCACAATCACGCATGCAGGGGCTGGTGGAACGAATGGAATTAGCGGCGGCCGCGCTGGCCGGTGGTAAGCAAGGAATCCCGCCGACCCCGTACAATGAAGCGGCTGTTATCGGGATTGTTGCTGATACTATCCGGGAAGGGTTCGACAATGGCCGCATTATCGCTGAGCGGCTCAATGAGGCCGGTTACCAGACAAAAGCGGGCAAAGCGTGGGATAAGGATATTTACAGCGCCTGGAAGCGCCAGGGGCACAACGCTGGGAAGTTATCGGCCGCACTCTAACCGCGTATGTTTTTTATCTGCGCAGCTCAGCGGGCTTCTTCTACTGGTAGGCTGGTGTGTTCATCCTGCGGCGGTGGCACTCGTTGACCTGTAGCGACTGTGCCAGCTCATTGTGAATGTTGTAGTGGGTATGGTTATCGAGTGCTTCACCGTTCAGCCTGGGTATATCCTGTATTGTTAGCTCTGTTATCTCACGGCCTAGCAAAGGCATTTACCCGTCTCATTCTGCGATCAAGAAAAACAAATCTGGAAGATTGATTTTTACGTGCTTCAAACGGCATTGTTGTTCACCTCCATACCTTACAGAAAAAAATGCTCAGACCAGATTTAGCACGGTTCCACAGATATCAAGGACGAATTTATGTATAAGGTTGGTGGCTATAACTGGCGGCATTTTTTGACGTTATGTTGATCTAATTTTGACGCATTTTTGAGGAGCATAACATCAAAATTTGACGAATTTTGTGTAAGGCATGACACCTAATTTTGACTTTTCCCGAGGCAAGCCCATCAGCTGGTGGATGTTATTTCTAAGACTTGCTACAACAGTTTCATTTTCCTGAAGAAACCCATTACCTCTTCATAGCGATAAAGTGCGCCGCCTTTGGGAGTACCAATCTCAGTAACAGGTGAAGGGAAAGGTGTTCCTGCGTTCTCCCATTTCTTCCGCAGACGATAAAATGTGGTTCTGGATATCCCGCCAAGCATTTCCTGGACCTTAGTTCTGGTGATTAATACTGCCGTTATGTTACTCATGATTCGCACCTTTCACTCACACAGTCGGAAACGCTGGCCATCCGCGCAATCCAGCAACTAGTGATTCTGGTACGGCAGATATTCTTGTCATTAGCAGTTTGCTCTCTGTTGTTGGCTGAAACACCAGATAGACAATTACCTTACCGTGATCTTACCGTATTCATGGGGTAGCCTTTTTGGATGCCCGTTCAAATGACCTAATTGACGCCTCCGCTTTGCGCATCACCCGGGCAAACCCTTTAGCGTCCCTCGGTTCTTTCAACCGCCAGTAAGCTGATTCAGTCTTTAGCAGCCGAGAGCGCTTTTTTTCGAAGGTTTCCCATCGCATGCCGGCAGGCTTCGGAAACTTTAGCGGGCTATTTAACAGGCTGCCCGCGGGCGGGTACTCACCCCCCCAAATATTATGTCTCTGCTTCCACACGCTGCGCCGTAAGCGAGCGAGCTCATCTTCACTCTGGCTGGCATAGTGAAGGCTCCAGCACTTGCGACACCCTACATCCTTCCGGCCAATGAATAATTTCGCAGCCCGGCCACCACAATGCGGGCAAATGTACCATCGCCGGTAGCCAAAACCTGCCCGGGTGATCGTGATGCCAATAACCCGCATTACCCCGTTGATTGTCGCGCTGTAGCCACCAGAGACCATCGAGAAGTACACCCTTCCGCTCTCGGTGTCACAAAAAATCTGTGTTTTCGGGCTTGAATCCACCAGCTTTCTTTGCATATCTGCCAGAAACTGGAGGTTAATCCGTGGTAGCGCAGAGGTGTAAACCCGCGTCGGCTCTCTCATTGCCTCAGATCTCCGCTAAAAAAAGCCGAAAATGAATACGAAATAATATGAGTTCCGCAACATTAACAATTCTTAACCACTCACGGGGTAAGCGGTTTCTGTGCATATATCGGTTTCGTTTTCTGCGCAATCATGGCTTTGATAACTCCCGCAGGAAAGCAGCATCCATCTGCGGTTTTGCATCAGCAACGCCATGCTGCAAAAACTCTTTCCTGGCCCTGGGGAGGGTGAATTTCTGCGGGATATTCGGATCTGCTACATAGATTGCGTAATTTGCTGAATATCCGATGCGTCCAGTGATGCGCGTCCCGTTAGTGATGACCTCTTTAAACTGCGAATTAATCAGCGTGCTGGTATCAACTGGCGTATAGATTGCGGCTACGAGTCCGGCCTCATGCAAAGCGGCTGTCATTGCGCGAGGTAAGCGCCGCCCAGTAATGTCCCTCACCAGCGCATTCATGTTGCGCCGGATGTTGTTCATGCCCCTGCCTTTAATACCCATTTTTCACCTCTTATCTCTACCAGGTACGCGCAGCAAAAAGCTCCATTCTGCTGCGTACCTTTCTGCGTACTGCGTACCATCAGCGCGAACCTTACTGCGTATTGTCACCCTGGCTGGTAGCCTGCCGCTGTCTCTCCAGCCAGCGACGGAATCCCTCTAACTGCCGGGCCTTACCCTCTGGCGTCTTTGCGCCGGTGCTCATGCCGCCGTGTAACTTGCAGCGCCCAGAAGCGTAGAGCGCCGTCATTTTGCACGGTGTCCCTTTCCTCGTCGTCGCTCCGCACGTCATATCCCTGCAGGCTTCCGGGAAAGGTGTTTCGCCGCCGATATCATCAGCCCACGCACGGTATAGTTTTCGCTTTTCGTCGTTAGTCACGGGATCGCCCTTCGATGTCAACTTTTGTCACACTCTCATGGGGTAGGTTGTTTACTGGCTGCGTTCACACGAAAAAAAGTTCTTATTTCCGACGGGTGAAAATGCTCTTAAACTGGCAGTCCTGTAAAGCATGAGGGAGAGGGTTTACCTCCCCCCCTTAGGGCACATTAAAAGGCGCCCCTTGCCTGCCGTCTAAGCCCGTGCGCATCTGCGATCGCTGTGGACATTGGGCCGCCGGTATCCACGTCATTGAGAAATCCAGTAACTGTTACCACGTCACCTTGCTGGAAAGCTTCAGTGCCCGTGATGTTGTGCTGACTGCCGGTTGTCTGATCTATCAGCTGGATATTTACCTGTATCGACCGTTTAGAGCTATCTCCCGATTGACTGGATGATGCCGATGAAGCAGGTAGATATTCCTTACCTGTAGACGCCTTCTGGATCGTCGGAGAACTGCCGGTAACATCCTTATTGCTGAACACCCGGCCACGGTCGCCAGGAATCATAATTAACCCGTTCTTGGTCTGCAGGAGTTCAGGCATATTCCCTTCGCCAACCTGATACGCCCCACCAGCGCCTACCGTCCCGCCATTTTTTCGTTTGCCGGCCAGAGCGGCACCGATGGCGAACGCAGCTACCATGCCGGCAATACCGGCAATGGCAGCCCCACCGAATGTGGCGATAGAAGCTGCGGCTGCGGCAGGAGCCCACGCGGCAGCAGTTTGCGCACCGGCCTGTTGCGATGAGTTAGATGTCATCTTATCGGCTATCATCGCCATCGCAGCATTTTTCAGGTATTGAATACCAACTTCAACCAGAGCCTGAATGACGCTATTAAGAATGGCGTTCCCCAGATTCTTGAAAGCCTCTGTGGCGCTTTGCGTACCGTTGATTAATCCCGTCATCGAACTGGCGGCCTGGCTGGCAAAACCATCAACTGCCGCCGCCATAAGTTCGTTAGTTGTGCTTTGGTTGCGGAATATCTCCCATTGAGCCTCAATTCGCTGTTTTTCATAGGTATTGTTTGCAGCGTTCCTGAGAGCTAAAGCTTCCTGTTCAGTGATTGTCTTTTGCTGTTCAAACTGCTGAATAAGCGCAAGTTCCTGAGCATGCTGGTTAGCGAGGCGCTGTACTGGATCTACCTCGCCGGCTGCCTGTTGCTGTGGCGTAACGACCTGCTGCGCACGAATTTTGGCTAGGTTGACCTGATGCTGCTGTTCCATCAACTCCGATTGCTGGTTATAGGTCTTCTGATCAATCATCTGGCCATCGAGCTGGCGTTTAAGTTGATCTCTGCCGTCAGAATAGGCTTTATTTTCCTTCCTGAGCGGGTCATTGCTGATCGCATCATTAAGGTCTTTCTGTCGCTGCTGAGCGTCAAATAACTGCCCGGCCAACTCACGCACTCTTTCCTTCTGTGCATCGGTAGCCTTAGCTCCGAGAGCGGCCACGGCATTAAACTGCGCGGCCTCTCTGGTGTTCTCGTCATAGCGCATTGTCAAAACGGCAATCTGCCGCTGCAGGTTGTCGATTGAATCGTCGCCGCGAGCAAAGGCATTCTTCGGGGTTTTATCCTGTTTTTTTCTGGCGTCCGCAATTTGCTTATCTAGAACAGCAGCAGCATCAGCATATTTCTTATCATCAATTAGCCCTTTGGACTTGTCTTTGCTTAGCTGTTCACGCTGCTGGGTGAGCTTATCAACTACTGTTTGACCTGATTTGATAATGGAGTTCGCGTTATTCTCTGCCGTTTTCTTTTCGAGATTGGTGATATAGGCTGGCTTTTCCCCTTTAGACGGCGTGTATACACTTTGTGAGTCTTTACTTGCCTGCTGAGCCATTAGGATCAAGGCACGCTCCGCCTTAAGCCTCTTAACCGTTTGCTCAGTTTGTTTTACTCCCCAGCCCAAGCCCGCCTTTCTCGCCTTAGCTAAATCAGACTCAGCGACAGCTAGTTGCTCAGTATTTTGCTCAAGCTTTTGAGTCAGCATCACAGCATCTGGAGCGCTTCCGGTTGCGACGCTGATACTGAGCGCGGCTCCGTCCAATAACTTCGCCAAATAGCGAGAAGCCCCAATAGCATCATCTATTTTTGACACTGCTACGCCAAATTGAGTAACCAGGGCATTAGTAGCCTGTGTAACGGTGCGAGGCATCTTCTCAAACTGCTGGTTGATCTCGTCAGAACGCTTTTCAATTGCCGCAAGAACTTCACCAATATCTAACTTGCCGGCCAGCATCAATTGTCGAAGCTCGTTAAACGGAATTCCCATGCCGTCGGCAATCTGTCGAGCCAACTCAGGCATTTGTTCCAGTACCGAGTTAAACTCTTCCGCCTGAATTCTTCCTGACGCTACCGATTGCATAAATTGCCTGAGAGCGTTAGCCATTTCCTGAGCCGATGAGCCACCGATAGTGCCAATCTTTTGCAGCGTCATCACAAGCCGGTTAACATCGCTGTTAGTAGCACCTACGGTTTTCAGTGTGGCGGTGAGTTGCTGCCAGAGGTTGACGGTATCCCCAAGGCTGGCCCCGGTTGTCGAAGCAATACTCACAAGCTGCTGAAAGCTCCGCGCCCCTTCCTCTGAACTAGAGGATAAACGCGTTACTCGCGCCTGAAGTAGCGTGAATTCCTCAGAAAGCTGCTGGAGCTTTATCAACGCCTGAATTGATATGTATCCTTTCACGGCCACAGCAAGGCGCGAAAACCCTCCGCCCAAGTTATCCAGGCTTTTATCTAGCTTGTCAGCAGAGTTAGCTGTCTTTTTGACTGAGTTTTCAATTTGCTTTAAAGCTGTATCTGCGCTCGCCTGACCAGCCAGCAGTTTGGCCGCATCGGCTTCAATCTCAATGGTGTATTTGCCAAAATCAGTTGTCATGAGCGCCTCAGTGTAGGGTTCTTACTTTGTTTTTTTTCAGAGCGTTGGTGTTCAGAAGAGTTATGACTAATCGACCATGTTCGGTAAGGCGATATTCAGGGCCATCAAATGATATAAAATTCATTAACATGCGATAGGCTTCTCGTTCAAATGTCGCGCCATATTCATCTTTAGCGGCATATATTGTGTTATCGACAAGCCCCGCGGCGAGCAGGTGTTTTTCAACGTTGCCACTTACACCGTCAATGCTAAGAATGTTGGAGCCAGTTTCCCGGCGCAGATCGCGAATATAGGTTTCGGCAATAACTTCAGCCAGTCTCTGTAGTTGCTCCATCACCCACCCCGCTTAACGGATTCAAGGCCCTTAGCGACCAATGCGCGGGCAATAGCGTTTACCGTTGGTGCTACACCAATCGGAGAACGCTTGCGCTCCTCTTCCTGAATTTCACGAATGGACTGAAGATGCTCCCGGCAAAGTGCTACCGTGATTTGTGATCGGTTCATCTGCTTACCCCTGATATTTATACAGTCAATTTGTATTGTAGTTTATGCAACATAAATGGCAAGCATTGCGTTTTGTGAAACACAAAGGTACAAAAAAACCCGCCGAAGCGGGGTTCTATTTCTGGATGATTAACACTTATGGTAGGTCTTTTCCGCAAAATCGGCACAATATTGCTTCTTTTTTTATTGTTTCGGCGCAATACGGGCATTTTTTAGTATCATCTACTGAACCGGCATCTATAGATTCTACGCCAAATGCCTGCGGTTCTATCTTTACCACTCCTGGGCTTGTGAAAGACCATACAAGCGCGGCTATCCACCCCAAGAAACTCCAGCCCAAGACAATATTTAGCACCCATATTGCCGTTGAGTTTTTATGCTCCCTTGAACTGGCGATAACGCCGGGAAGAACATAGATAATAATAGCGAATATCAAAACAATGATGTTCCATACTGACATCAACTTATCCCCAAAAGTAAATAAAGTATTATCGTAACATCGAAGAAGATTAATCCAATACAATCACTTTCATCGGCTTGTTTTTAACCTGAACGCTTCCCCATTGGGCTGAGCTATTCCCATGCGGTGCTGGGTCTCCTTCGCTGCCTTGTGAAGCCCACCGAAATCTTCTGCGCGGGCTGGTGGGCGCTTAAACATCTCCTGCCATAGCACGCTCTCTACGACCATTTTCGAGCGCTATCTGCCCTTATAGGCAGAACACACCATTTCTGCCATACATAGCCAGAACACACCGTTTCTGCCTATAAATAAGATATGAGCATTTTCATGGGGCGGTATGATTCTACATGTGATGCTCAAACTGTCGCGCAGCAATGGTCACCAGCATGAACAGAACGACGAGGACTACGCCCAGCCCCCTGCGTCTCATATAGAATGCCGCTCCTGCAGAGAGACCAATTAACGCCAGTGTGACTGGCCAGATAGCAATTGCTGACAAGTAGGCCGCTATCAGGTAATCCTTTGTCAAACCTTATATCTCTTTTTCTTTCAGGGTTTTTGTAACTACCGAACACATAACAGGCTAATTAGCAAAACATAATCAGAGCCCTGTGATAACAGGGCTCGCATTTTTCTGGTTATTCAAAGAGAGCTTTTTTTCGCTGCTTCAACCTCAGCTTCACAAACATCATAGTTATTGAAATTATACTGAAGGAAGATATATCCTTTATCAGAACTGTTTGCTCTAGCTTCGATCGATACGGAAGTTAATTTACTTTTTAGTGGAGCCTCTGCAGTTCCTTTCCACTCAGCTGACAAATATCTTTCATGCTTATACAATCCCATCATCCAGTCTCTGGGGTCTTTCCATATTGAACCGGCCAGAAGGAAATCATTTTCCTTGGCCTTTCCATAGATAGAAGATAGTGACTCCATGAGCTCTTTAAATCTTGACTTGATAGTAAAGCCATAACTATCTGTATCAATATCTTTCCCAAGAGCTCTTATTTGGCATAGCCCTACTGTTGGAGATATCAACAGCCCATACGCATCAAAGCCAGCATTCATTTTGGGTAAAGAGTTAGCCGTATAAAGATTGACATTATTCGCCATTGGCTCAAGCTCTTCACCAATCATGTCTTCAATATTTTTCTTAGACAAACCGGCCTCTAAACCGAATGGTCCTTCACCTGGTGGAAGTAACGGCGTTCTGGTGGAATGGGGTTCTGCTTTGTCTGCTTGTTTTTCTGTGATTGCTTCGTTTGCTTGCTCATTAGGTACTTTCACTTCAGCTAACCCATACGTTGCCGAAAGGTATCTCTGTTGAAGCATCGCCCTTGTTTGCTCCTGCGTCGCAATAGCAGATAGTTTCAGTGCCTGTAGCAGACCACCACTGTACTGACTTGCATCTTTCTTAGCATCGGCAATCTGTGTATCAAGAGTTTCAATTTCAGTTTTTAATGCCGCCGCTGCTTCAGGATTTGGTTTAACACCGCTAACAGATATCTCAATCTTAGCCCCCGACTCAATCGCGTTAATACGCTGCTCCAAAAGGGCTTTATTAGTCCCTAAGACTTCAAGCCTGGCTGTTATAAGATTTCTAATTAACCCCCCAGTATACTGCCCCTGCTGTGATTTAGCCTCGACAATTTCTTGTTCAGCCTTAGCTAGTTCGCTACGGAGACTTGCAACTTCCTGCTTCTGCTCAGGGGTTAAATCCTTTGGCCCACACCCAGCCAAGAGGCTAGTGGCAATAACGCATGCTAAAAGTGTCTTTTTCATATCCCTAATCTCATTATGTCACCTCGGATTTATCCTAACATCAATCGAAGCAGCAAAAAATCACCGCCAATTCCTGTAGTAGGTAGAAACGAATGGATCACCGTGTCGATGTAGCACGGCGTTAACACGTACCCCTGATAAATACACAGGTATCGCCACTCCTGATTCCGATCTAATATTGAGCTATATCATCTGCATACCCCGTACGCATAGCTCTGACTGTTCTTCTGCGCCAGCTCAAAATCGTGGTTCTCTGCATTGCTATGTGGTACTCGCTATGAGAGTTATGGTGCTGGAATCCTGCTTTAAATTAATCGATTCAAGGAGGATCTATGAGGATAGGCATTGCCTTCCCGGTGATCGTGTTTATCGTTGCCGTCGTGTTTCTGGCGTGGTTCATTCTGAGTGGTTATGCCAATCCAGGATCTTAATCTTAGTGAGGAGTTTCATCTGACTGATGGGGCTGGTATGCATAGTGATTGGGCTGGCTAGGTGCGTTTATGTGTCTTACAAAAGATGAGAAAATTTGGTCATTTTGAGATTGAGCCAAGTTGACGCTACTTTGCTATTGAACCAGAATGAATTGCGGTTAATGGATGTTAATAGAAATTGGTGAAGCATGGCGCAGGCGTTTATAAATACAAAAATGCTGACATGGGCTAGAGAAAGAGCCAATCTTTCAACTAGTTATATAGCATTAAAAATGAAAAAAGATCCTGAGCTCATCGAGAGATGGGAGAATGGAACACGCCCCATCACTTTTAACGAAGCACAAAAATTTGCCGATTTGACTCACACCCCTTTTGGATGTCTTTATCTGGATGAGCCAACCGTTGAAACACTGCCAATACCAGACCGTCGGACGGTAGGCAGCAGAGACATTGATGTCTCTGCTGAGTTAAGGGATACCCTTAGCGATGTAATGATTAAAATTGACTGGTACAAGGAATACTCTATTGAGAGTGGGCTGGATACTGTCGAACTAGTAGGAAAGTACAATAAAAACACAGCATATACCACGCTTGTTAACGAACTGAGACATAAGCTTAGGGTCACGATCCCACCTCGTTCAGGAAAATGGGAGGACTTTTTTTCAACTTTAATAAAAGAAGTTGAAAGGAATGGCATCTTAGTTATGAAAAATGGTGTTGTAAAAAACAACACTCATAGGCCTATTAGTGTTGATGATTTTCGCGGGTTCTGCATAGCAGATAAACGAGCTCCGGTGATATTCATTAACAATAATGATGCAAAATCCGCCCAACTATTCACCCTAATTCACGAATTATCTCATTTGATGATCGGTGAATCTGCTATCAGTGATCTGGCATATCAAGCTAAGTCTAGTGAAGAAGTTCTTTGTAATGCTGTAGCAGCAGAGTATTTAGTTCCTGAGTCTATTTTCAAAGAGCAATGGGTTCGTACAGAAGACTGGGAGGAGAACATTCCTCATTTAATAAATATTTTCAAAGTTAGTCGCTGGGTAGTTGCAAGGAGAGCTTTGTCTCTTGGCTATATCAGAGATGATGAATATTTGTCTTATGTAAGAAGGATTAACGATAAGACTCCCGGTGGTGGGGGTAGCTATCCGAGAACACAAAAAGGTAGGGTCAGTGAAACATTCGCAAAAGCTGTTGTCACACAAGCTCTTGAAGGTAAATTACTTCTTCGTGAAGCCCAAAGGCTAACTGGCATCAGACCCAGTAAATTAAATGAATTTGCGCAGAAGGAACTAGGGCTTTGACATACATCATCGACTCAAACATATTTATCGAAGCGCAGAACACTTACTACTGCTTTGATATCTGTCCTGGTTTTTGGGATTTCCTTTCTGAACGATTTCATTCCGGTGAACTCATTAGCATACGCAATGTATACGATGAGATTGCTAATAAAGATGATGTCATATTCGATTGGCTTAGAGATCGCAAGCATTATTTCGATAGTGTTGATGATGAGAATACACAGAAAAATTTTGCTGCCATAGCAAACTACGTTCAGAAAGAGTATTCTTCAAGAAAGCCTAACAACCCTAATATTGCATCATTCTTAAGCGTAGCGGATCCTTGGCTCATTGCAAAAGCAAAAACTCTTTCTGCTACACTCGTTACCCATGAAGTGAGAGCTGGGAACGGGAGTTTCAAACCGAAAATCCCCGATATATGTGATAAGTTTGGTGTAGCAACAATCAGGACAAACGAGCTACTGAGAAACCTACAAATCAAGTTTATTAAAGAGATAAAAAAATAAACATTGCAAAATTCAAACCCGCGAATATTCGCGGGCTTATCAAATATCTATTATTGGTAATAGTCTTTACCAATAAGGTTCATCAGTATAGCATCCATCTCATCTCGCCCTTCGTGTCGGTCACTTTTGAGTAGCCATTTCAGCACATCAATAGCCTCCTGCTGGTGGATAGGACTGATCGTAGCAAGTTGGGTATCAAGCCAGTCCTCTCGATCATAGACCTCCTGACTCAGCCCTTCAGAATACTGGTGACCTAACTCTCGCCCAGCAGCATCGCGTATCCAATAAAGCCACGTCCAGTAATCAAATTCGCGGACAACATCGGATAGTGTGTGAGGTGAAGGCAGTACATCCGTGAAACCATGATGTGCATCTTTCCGAGCATCATCCAGTTCCAGATATCGCTCGATACCTGAAATACTTCCATCGGCGACTTCTTCCCTCGTCAGCCCAAAATCCTCATCTACCAGAAATGCAGATCGTGAGATGAGTAACTCTGCTTCTACTGGTTCCATAGCAGCTTCATAACTACCAAACACAGCACGAACTTCGCTGGCCTTCCTGATATTCTCCCTGGCAAGCTTGAGGTAGTGCTGAGGATCATCCATGAAAAAGGTACCGAAAGCGGCTTGCAATATGTCAGCACCATTAGCGACCATCCAGTCACGATACCGTTTCTCTACGTCTTTTGGGCTAATGGTAAGCTTCTCAAGTGCTACCTCTGCAGCATCCAGATGTGCTGGCTCATTCAGCTTAATCACTTCCAGCACCCACAAATAAGCATCGGTCTGCTTATGACCAGTGATGACCTTTTGGGGCGGCAGTGCCTTTGTTAACGCAGGTACGTTCGAAAAGCGCGCCTCAGGGATAGTGAAAAGAACCTTGTGAGCCGGATTATCAGCGAACAATCCACTGCGCTGGCAGAAGCTACTCACAGTGCTGGGCTTAAGTCCCATTTTATTCGCGATGGTGCGATACCCTACACCACTACGTTTGAGGCGAGCGATTTCCGCCTTCTGTTCTGTAGTCAGTCGCATGTTACTGATCCATACCCATGTCAAAAATCATCGTCATACGGAGGTGTCTGGTCGTATCCTTCATACCCGTTCGCGGGCGGTTGCTGCTCCTGGGCCCGGCGCAGGGCATCAGTAGCCTGTCCTTGTTGACCTACTTTACCGCCTGGGCGGACCGCTCTGGCGCTGAGTACACTGTCCGCAATAACCTGATAACCTTGCTGCATACCACCATCCTGACCAGTCCACTGATTGAGCTGCATATTGCCCGCCACGCTGACAAGGTCGCCTTTATGGTGTTTGGCCAGCGCGTCAGCCTGCTTACCAAAGGCAATCACGCCCAACCAGAAAGTAGCCTCTCCGTTATCTGCCGCATTACAGGGCAGAGCTACCGCCAGGCGGGCCATTGTCATGTTCGTACCTTTTCCCGTTGTTCTGGTCTGCGGGTCGGCCACCAGCCGGCCATACGCTGAAATTTGAGCTGTCATCGCAGTGATCCTCTCTTCTGATACCCTGTACCTGATTCAGTGTTGGTTCAAACTGGTAGTTTGTTGCCTCAATGTTGGTTCATTTTTTAAACATGAAACCTTATTAAACAGATATATATAACTACTGAGGCAACTGAACCAACTGAACCAACACTTAATCTACACACATGAAAGAGTGCTTTTACTCTGGCTGGCCATCGTCCGGCAGATACTGCAGGACATAAACCCGAATCTGTCGCCCATCAATGCGTGGCGACTTTCTCTGGAACCCCCGGCCTGAAGTCGGCGGTGTAAGCATGCCAGCTTTCTTCAATACCTCCGCAAACTGACGGGAGTTAAAGCCGCGGGCGATCTCCCCTTCGAAGGCCGCCGGGAAGGTGTAGAACACCATTGGGTCAGCCTCGTGACCGCCTTTCTGCCGGTATCCCGCCATGTTAGAGATGGGCAGGCTGCTCGGGTCATACGGGAACGGCGCAAAGCGGCTCATGCCGTAGGCGTTCAGGAATGCCTCGGTCTGCTCGATTATCTGCTGATGTTCTTTATTGCCGGTACCGAACTCACGCAGCCAGGCGTTATAGCTGTACTGGATGGCATCCCGACACGTCTGTTCATCCCAACCGGTTATCACCTTACCCAAAAGCAATGCGGCTTCAAGAATCGCGAACCGAGCGCCGACGCGATGGACCTGCTCACCATAATCCGACGGGATCAGGCTACGCCAGCGCTCTTCCGCTGCCCTGACAGCGCTTACCGCCTCGTGCTGGTGGTCCGCCAGCCACTTCACCCACTCACGCCCGGCCACTCCATGATGATGCTGGTATGCGTCCTTGAGAGCATCGGCATGGTGTTTGCCATTGGCATGCTCATGGAAGCGCATGGCCCTGCGCATCGGGATGTTCAGCAGGCGAACCAGTTGACCTGCTTTAGCCTTACGGCCGGCACTGGCAATGAAAGTCTCCAGATCCATCTCACCGGTACTGATGGCCACAGTACGCCAGCGCTTAAGATCGCGATTCCCTCCCTCTTTAGCCCCCTGCAGCTTACCCGTGCCGTTAAACAGCGCGTAGGCCGATTTATAGACCTCCACCGGGTCAGCACCCTGGCCGATTTCGTCAAGCGGCATCAGCGCGTCATTATGTGCGGCGGCCTCATTCGCCAGCCCAAGCGCGGTGCCGTACCAGGTAAGGCGCAGTACATCCGGGTTTCCGTAGAGACTGGATGCCACATTAGCAGTTGTGGTCTTACCCGCGCTTGACTGTTCGTAGAGGTGGATCCCGAATCCATCAGCACCGGCAAGACCAATCAAAGGAGCTGCCAGCGCGGCGGCCACGCCAGTCATCATCGAGTAATTGCCAAAGGCCAGACGTCCTACGCTCTCCCGCCAGCTCTGCGTAGTGCCGCTGGTGGTGTAACCGGATGCGGCAGAACTTCGCCCGTTAAATAGCACCGGCTGCTCAGGCGTACCGATGATCTGGCCATCCGGCATGATGTAAGCGCCGCACTGCCAGCCTGTAGCATGCGCAATGCGCCATACCTCTCCATTGGCACAGCTCTGCAGCCAGTCGGCCAGCGTTGCACGTAAACCACTTTTGGTTGTGACGTTCACCCCACCAGCCTTGAGCATTCGCCAACCTTCGCGCTCACCAATGTCAGCAAGGGGGATCGCCTGGACAGTCTCAACTTTCGAACCTAATGCCTGCCAGCGCAGGATCAAATACCGGGTTTTACTGTCATCAATTCCGATACCGATAACCTTAAGAGCAGAACATAGCCAGCTCTCACGGCTGATGATCTCTCCGGTATCTTTGTCTGATTTGGGTTCAACCCAATAAATACCGTCAGCACGGCTTTCGACATGAGGTCGCAAGGATTCAGGTTTTGATACGCCCTTCTTCCCTCCGTTGATCACTTGCAGTTTCGCGGACACTTCAGGCTCCTGCGGTTGATACATCGAATCGTTAAATGCTGCTGTGGCGGCTTCCAGTCCGTGCTGCTGGTAGTAGTCGTTCCAGTCGGCCTTTTCCTCAGACTGAGGTAAAGCTATCCAGCCAGACACAGCTTTAGCGGCTTTCTCCGCGGCTTCTTTGCCTGTGTTTGGCTCACCAGGTTTAATGTCGTTGTCGGCGGCGATGATGATCTGCACATCCGGGTAATGCCGTCGCATTACCTGCGAAACAGGCAGCAGGTTTCCGGCGTCGATTGCGGCTACTATGAGCGCGTCAGGTTGAATTAAGTGACACGTTAGAGCGGTAGCCAGCCCCTCTGCAATCACGACGCTTTGAGGCTGTTCCAGCGCGTTTACGGCGTAATATGCCCCGCGCTTTGCCGATCCCTTCATGAGTCGCTTTTCTCCCTGCGCGGTAATGGTCTGCGCTGCTATGACTGCGCCGGATTCCCCCACCAGCGCCAGCAATAGTGATCCATCGGAAAGAATGGGGAAGGTGAAGCCGCCCAGCCCCTTACCAGTAAGGTATTCAGATTCGCCCTGATTAGCGCTCTGGCGCTTCTCATCGTACAGACGGGTAAACGTAGCCCGGCGCTGCTGTGCGTCCCCTGCCGCCCGCTGCAGGCGCTCTTGCTCCAATTGTGTACGCTCGGCTTCCAGTTGCTCCCGTTTCTGGCTGGCGGTGGCTTCGTCCTGTACTGCTGCCCGGTAATCAATACCCAGCACATCAGCCACCAGCCGTGCGGCCTTTGTGGTGTCACATTTATTCACCTTGCGAATAAGGTCGAGGCCGTCACCGGCGCCGCACTGGTTGCAGATAAAGCTGCCGCGGCCGCCATCATCGAAACGGAAGCGATCCGAACCGCCACAGGACGGGCACGGGCCATGCCTGCGCGGTGAATCCGGCACATTGATATGCAGTCCCGCCAGCACCGCAGGCCAGCGGTCAGCGGCGGCATGAGTCACTTCGCGAATAAGGTCGATATTACGCATTCTTACCCCCGCAATTGTCTGCCACTGTTGCGCCCATATCGTTAACCATGCTTTGCCATATCTCGCGCCCATGCTCAGTCAGCCCACCAGCCTTAACGCAGCGGCTCATTAGCTCAATACCCACGCTTTCCCATTGCGGGTAGAACTCTTTCAGCGCCTCCAGCGCATAGCCGTCGATGAGGTCGCGGACGCCTTTCACGCCACCGACAATCTCCACGCGGACAGACTCGCCATCCACATCAATCATGAAGTAATCGCCGTTGCTGGTGGCGGTGATATGGTCATACAGCGCCGCAGCATACTGATTCGCCAGCGCATTCAGACGGAAGTTTTTAGTAATCATCAGGCCCCCTTAGTGCGCCATCGGCGCTTCGGGAAGGCCGTTTTGTTCTATGCCATCAATAAAACCATCATGTAGCTCTGCCAGTATCTCGCGCCCGGCGGGCGTGAGTTCTCCGGCCTCCACATCCAGCATGGACTGATAAAACACAATGGCGTTTTCCGTACCCTGTTCAGTGCCGTAACGCTCGATAAGAGCCCCCTCAATGTTGTTCGCCATCGCCAGCCGTTCAGCGAATGGATAAACCACAATTCCCGCTTTACCATTGGAGTAAATCGCTACCTGTGACGCGGAGCCGTCCGGTTCAGTAACCGTGGTGGTGCCGTTCTCGCGCTTCATTTCAGAAACGAACGTTGCAGCAATCAGCCAGCGCCACATAGTGACGTTGTGCTGCGCGGTAAAGTCGAAATATCCGCAGTTTCCGCCCTCGGCTACGGCAAGGTGAATGTCATAACCCGCGCTGGAGTCGTCATAACCGCCAGCGTCAAGACGGTTCACCGCGTCCTCGTAGCCAATAAGTTGAACTGTTTCACGCCCATTGCTACCAGAGCTGGTGATCCTCACCCCTTCAGGCGTAGGCTCTGCACGGAATGGATCGGTATTGCCCGGCTTTTTCGGGAGTGGGTAAATATTGTTCATTCCTTTATCTCCACCAGCGACTTATCGCGCGCCACTCTTCTTTGCTGTACAAAAACAATCAGCGCAACGCTCCAGCCATTGCTTTTAGCCTCACGCTCCATTTTTCTGATCGCAGCATCTGTACTACTGGCATACCCGCGCCATGTAACAGGCACCGGGTAACCGGCACGATCGAGACACGTGGAAAACACACGAAACTCTCTCATTTCATGCCCTCCAGCTTTAACAACAGGCGGTTGTATCTGCTTTCCGTACGCTGAGCCGCGTAGTTAAGTTCGTTGATTAGCGTCCATAATCTGGCGCCAGCTTTAGGGTTGGCAGCTCGCAAGCGAGCATCAAGATGAAGATCCCATAATTCCTGCAGTTCTGCCGCATAACGCACCGTGGTTGCGGCATCACCACCAGTCGGCACTGGTATCTCATTGCGCAAGGCTGTCGCGGGTGTGGGGGTCGATGGTTTTGCATCCAAAGTTTCTATCATCGTTATGGAATACATCGCATCTACCCACACGGCTATTTCGTCGCGTTCAGCCGTATTGGCTATACCCGGGAGAACCTCATTTAACAGATGCAAGAGACCTGCACTTATCCGCAATAAACGATCGTGTGAATTATTTTCTGGAGTATTAGGCACGACACTCTCTTTACGCCCAATGACCTGATTTACACGCGCCAAGATTCGATCTCTTTGAGCAATATCCATCATGCTGATACCTCCTGAACGCGGGTAATGCGAACATGGCTGAGGCCTTCACGCTGCGCCTGAAGCAATGCATGAGTCTTTGCCGTTCTGGTGTCTGAGGATGTGATTTCGTAGCCAATACCAACGGTCAGGCCGCGCTTATTGACGGCATAGCCAGTAATGCGGAAATAGTTACGCATGAGCCACCTCCAGACGGATGCGACCAGCGAAAAAGCAGACGTGATCCCGAACCAGAGATCGGCGGGCTTCGCGCTCAGAATGTGCGGTGATGTGATGGATTTGGGCTTTAATTGTCGGCATATCGCGGCGAACAGCGGCGATAATCCAGATAAATTGCGTATTTTGGGTAGGGGTAGTAGCCATGTGGCATCCTCCATACAGTGACCTAAAAGACCACCACAGGAAACGCCAATTTCACTGGTGGTGGACTGAGCGAGGTTGGCGTAACCGGACTGTATGGACTCCGGCGCTTCCGAAGAAGCCCCCACCCAGCCCACCATAATTTTGTGAGCGGCGCGGATTATAACCGCAGCGCCAAAAAAAGGGTGAGTTGGTTTAACGACACAAAAAAAGACGCTCGGCGCGTCATGTATCGCCATACAGTCATTCAGGACGCCAATCCCGGCACCAGATTTTGCTGGTGCGTTATAACCATAGACCGGGATGACGTAGAACATCAAGTCCTTTTTTATGGACTCGAAAAACTCTTTACTGCAGGTGTGAAAGGCATCGCTACCACTGGTCACGAAATTCCGCCAAGAATTTTGTACACCACTATCAGTGGCCCACAGAATGACAGGTTTTGACAGGTTCCTGCGGTGGCGCACCACCCGCAGAGCGTTAACTTTTACATACATCAGGCCAGCCAGAGAGAGGCTTTTACCTTGGGCGGCAGTAATCATTGTTTCACCTCCAAGTACTCCTTCATGAAGCGCTCAATGGGCTGTACGCATGGGAACTGGTAGCCTTCGCGGTAGAACGTCACCCGGTTATGTGCTATAGCGACCACGCTCACCATCTGGCCGTGAGCGTCGCGGTAGGCGTGATTTAGCAGCGGGGTGCTGGTGGGCTTATTCATCGTGTTCCCCCATGCGCTTAGCCAGCCAGCGCTGAGAAAGGCGGGTTAATTCCGCTTTGCGCTGGTCGTACTCCATACCCATATCGATCAACGTGATATTGGTACTCTCCAGGTAGCTGAGGTGCTCCAGTTGTCCGGCGCTCATGCTATCGCGCGGTTCGCCTTCGATACTGTTCGCCTGCGCCCACTGCTTAGCGGTCACGCCACCCAAAACAATGCGGGCGATCATGTTGCTCTCGTTGCTGTAGTGGCGGCCTTGCGTCTCTTTACCCTGTTCTGCGCGGGCAGCATCCAGAGCAGCACACATCGGCTTAAAGAGGTTGGCGGCACCAATGCGGGCTTTGAGGTGCCGGCGATACTTCGCGGCGATTTCCGGCGCACTCAGCTGTAACGCTTCCTCGCACTGGATGAAATAACGGCGGACGGCGCGGCCCTGTTCGTTGCGCTCAACCATTGCCACTTCTTTAGCCATATCCAGCGAGAGAAGGTAATCATGTTCGATTTGCTGGCGAAATTTTGCGCTCGCCCGTTTTGGTGAGCTCAAATTTTCAACACGGATGTAGTCAGTCCCGGCTATAAATCCATACTGGTCAATGCGGCCTTTAATCCAGTTGGTAAAGTCACGACCCACGCCCAGAGCTTTATGCAAAGCTCGAGCGCTCGCAATATTGGTTTCACGCCCTCCAATCTGACCGGAAATAACAGGGACAATAGCGGCAAAGTCGTTACCGTTAATTACGCCCTGGTTAACATCAGGTTGAGGGGCGGCCTCAGAATTGAATCTGCTTTTTTCGATTTTCATTTTGTCGGCTCCGTTATGCGGCGGTGAAGTTGTCCGGGTAGAGGTTCAGAATGTCGGCGATATCCTGTTTTGAAAGCCCGTGGTGTTGATTGACTGCGGCCATGTGGTTAACGAACTGAATCACCTTCAGCACGTCACCACGGCACGCAAACCGGTAGCGCATATGCGCCCCGATACCATCAGGATTTTTCTCTTCAAGGCGGTCCAGGCAGATATCAAGCTCGCGCTCAAGTTCGCTCGCATAGTTGCGGCCAGATGAGAGGCGGCAATTGTGCAGGATATCGTTTTCTGTCCACCCACCAGCCCCACAGCGCAGCATATAGGTGCGGGCACGGTGTTTCTTCGGAATGCGCTTTGAGGCTTGAACGGTGTAGGTTGGTGGCGTAACATCAGATCCGCGAGTATCTGTGTTAGCCGCCTGTAATGGGCGGTTTTCTTTTGGCATCAGATAACCTCACTACGAGATTCAGCGATGCGCTGATTGATCCATTCATCCACTTCACTTTCGATAAATGCGATGGAGCGAGAACCAATCTTTACTGGTTGTGGAAAACGTTTTTGTCCAATTAATCGATAAAGCCATGCTTTACTATAACCCGTTCGCCGCTGTGCTTCAGCTAATCTAATCAGTGAATTGAAATGATTTTTTACTGGCATAACTCCTCCCTCAATCTTAGATAGTCATTAGTAGACTTAAGTAGACTTCAGGAGGATTGTGCTATTGGCCTGATCTAGTGTTGTGGAGTTTTAAGAAATTCTTTGGAGTTTCTAGCGGTCGATACCGCCTTTCCGAAGCCAATCAATCAGTGATTTATCATCTGCAGGAACTGATACCGTTGGCAATTTTCTTGCTATTTTTTTTCTGAGTTCACTGATACTTCCACTCAAATCACTATTAGTAAAACCAATCTCCTTCAAAATCCCGACGGTAAATTCTGATTGTTTTTTGGTCGTGTTTGTTTTTTTTGTATTATCTTTCTTAATCATGTCATCAAATGGAATCATTAGATTACTAATAATATTTTCAATTTGAGTTTTTGTTACATATAGATTATCAAGGCTTAGTGAGATCGGTTTTTCTTGCTCATATCCCATAAATACAAAATCACCAACTTCATCTAAAGTATCTGCCGGGTGTAAAACAAAAGAGGTTGAATTAAGTGTATGCCTCATGCCGTTCTCAAATGGAAAGTCCAATGCCTCCAATAACTTAACCATAGTCCTTGTTTCACTACACTCCCCACCGAGGACTGGGGGATTTTCTTTATCATAATAATCAATTAACCCCATTGTTATGTTCGCAAGTTCCCATAATCCATCAATACGAACATCAAAACCATTTCGTGCGATAGTTACTTCTGAAAACAATAGAAAATCACTCTCTGTTTCCAAATCATAAATCTCTTCAGCATAAACTTTCGATAATGGGTAAGGCTTAATATCACCATAACCTCTACACATTATGTTTGTAGTGTGTTCCCCATGCATAAGTTCGCATAAAAACATAAGCAATTGTTCTGGTTTCGAAATAGCTGGAACAACCAACATGCCTTTAAGATCTTGAACTTTAATACAAATTTTTATTTTTCGTTCTTCGGCCCAATACAGTAAATCGTCAACCGAGCAATCAAGTAGTTCAGCCGCTCTTGTTATCTTGCAATACTCTAATGTTGGTACTTTCTTGTAAGTCGAATTATTCATTACGCCACCTCACGCCCTCTGATTTAGGCGGCTATGCCAGCCCGCAGAGGTGTACGGGTTTTCGGGGATCAGCCTAGACATAGCCTATTCTTTGTTCGTCTACCTAAGTCTACTATCGTCTGTATATACTGTCTATGCATCCAGTCAGGCACGTTTTCCGAACGAGCCATGCACCACATTTTCACCATTCTCAAGAGCCGCCATATAGTCGGCATACCACTGGAGCATTTCCCGCCGGCCATCCAGATACTGAGCATGGTTATATGTCCCGCGGATGGAGTTCTTATCGACGTGAGCCAACTGCGTTTCAATCCAGGCGGTGTTATAGCCCTGTTCGTGGAGTATGGTACTCATGGTGTGCCTGAAGCCGTGCCCGGTCGCTTTGCCATCATAGCCAATACGCTTAATCACCTGATTAATGCTGGCCTCGCTCATTGGCTTACCGGCATCATTCCTTCCAGGGAAAACATACTTCCCTCGCCCGGTAAGCTGGCGGATCTCTTCCAGCAACTCGCGAACCTGGCTCGAGAGAGGCACGAGATGTGGGCGCCGCATCTTCATTCGCTCTGCGGGGATATTCCAAACGCCTTTGTCAAAGTCGATATCAACCCATTCAGAGGCACGGAGCTCAATTGTCCTGAGCCCGGTAAGCATTAACAGTCGGGTGGCGTTGCGGGTGATTGTGCTACCGCTGTATTCACTTAGCGCACGGAGAAAATCTGGGATCTGGTCGACTAAAAGGTGTGGGTAGTGCTGTTGCTTGGGCGACTTAAGCGCGCCAGCCAGATCTGATACAGGGTTGTGCTCGGCTCTACCGGTAATAATGGCATAGGTAAATATCTGCCGGCAGGCCTGACGGGTTTTCTTGAGTTTATCCAGAACGCCGCGTTGTTCCATCTTTCGCAGGACGTTAAGCATTTCGACCTGGCTGATATCCGTAATCGCCTTTTGCCCGATGAAGGGGAAGATATCCTTCTTCAGGTACATCAGGAGATGCTCGGCATAGCCTTCTGACCACGATGTGCTTTTATGGGAATGCCATTCCATAGCCAGGCGCTCAAAGCTGTTTGCCACAGCCTGCTCTTTCGCTTGTTTCTCTTCCTGCTTCTCCTGCCCCGGATCACCACCAGCAGTGAGAACCTTTTTTGCATCCGCGCGTTTCTGTCTGGCTTCCGCCAGAGTGATATCAGGATATACCCCCAACGCCAGTAACTTCTCTTTACCAGCTATGCGGTACTTCAGGCGCCAGTATCGCGAGCCATTGGGGTTCACCAGCAGGTAAAGCCCACCGCCATCAGACAGCTTATAGGGTTTGTCCTTGGGCTTGGATGTGTCGACCTGGCGGGCTGTGAGCTTCAT